TCGGTGTCGGTACGAATGATATAACTTCACCACTTAATATTGGTGGAACGGGTTGTATGATCATTCCGAGTGGTACAACAGGTCAGAGACCGACAGCGGTGACGGGTAAGATCCGCTTTAATACTACAATTCATAAGTTTGAAGGGCGTGCGAGTGACTGGCACCCCCTTAGTGATGAGGATCTACCACCACTTTATGCATTTACTTCACACACATTCACGAACGGTGGTCAGACGGGACGCACAGGTCCGAGCCTTTCACAATTAAGAACTGCATATGCTTCAGAGTCATGGGAGCTAAATACCAACTTTTTCAATATCAAAGCGGGTTCATATACAGGGTTCCAGCTTTGGACCGTTCCAGTGACAGGGACGTACAGCATCGAAGCTAAAGGGGCGAGCGGGGGGTTCGGAGACACGACGTCGAAGTTGCCCGGCCGCGGTGCACACATCAAGGCCAACTTTGTTTTGACAAAAAGTACAAAAATAGTCATCATTGTTGGACAGGCGGGCTCGAGTCAGACAGGGAGGACGAACAATGTTGGTGGTGGTGGTGGTGGTGCTACATGGGTTCTCAAAGATGTTGCAAATGCACCATTTGCAAGCCTAAATGATGTATACATGGCCGCGGGTGGTGGTGCGGGGGGGCATGCGTACACCGGCACTATATCTCGAACCGCTGATGCTAATGGAGGCTCAAATGCATCTGCGAGCAGCTCGAGTGGTGGTGCCGCCGCCGCGAACGCCACATATAACCCTGGTGGTGGTGCGGGGTACGGTGGAACTGGGGCCGGTTCGACAACATCCAACCCATCGGGTGGCCAGCGGCCCACCGACTCGGCAACGGGTGGGTATAGTGGGTACCAAAATGACGGAAGTTCTTATAACGGACGACACGGTGGTTTTGGTGGTGGGGGTGGTAACGGGGCACACTCTTCTGGTGGCGGTGGTGGGTATCAAGGTGGACAGGCACAATATTGGGCTACAAACACTGTGGCCGCCGCTAGTACGTCACATATTTCACCGAGCGGGGACATCGCGGCCGTCTCGGGAAGCATGGTATTTAGTGGCAATCACAGTGGCGTTCACGGCTCCGTGCTTATTACGAAATTATAAATTCTTGTCATATAATAATAAGTTGAACCATGACAAACGTCAGTATATTTTCAGGAAATGTTGGTATCGGAACGGATGACCCGAGTGGACAACTTCACGTTGGTGGAACAGACTGTGTCCTCATTCCGAAAGGTACAACAGGACAGAGACCGTCATCTGAGGTTACTGGTGAAATCCGTTATAATAGTACACTTTATCAATATGAAGGGTGGAATCGGAACAAGTGGCAGAATATTGGTACTACGAATCCACCCTTTCTATATGATTTTGGTTCAACTTTCACATTCACTAACGCTGGTGTGTCGGGAAAAGATGGTCCGAACCTCGCACAAGTAAGGGCTGCGTATTCACCATCATGGACGGATGATACTAACTTTTTAAATGTCAATAACGATGGGGGTGTTACCAATGGTTTCCAACTTTGGACCGTACCCGAAGATGCAACATATCGAATTACAGCCTCTGGAGCACGCGGTGGACAATCCGGTGGCGCTGGTGGCGCTGGTGGTGCGTTTGCCCGAGGAGACTTCACTTTCACAGAAGGTACAAAACTATACCTCATTGTTGGACAGCAGGGTGAAGATGGACAGGGTGCAACGGAGGGTGGTAATTATGCTGCTGGGGGTGGGGGTGGAGCGTCATGGGTTGTAAGTCAAAATAAGAATACGTTGTATGTCGTCGGTGGTGGTGGTGGTGGGTCTAACTCGAGACAGTACAACTCCCAATCTAGTGGTACCAATGCAGGGACATCACAAGCTAACACCACCTCACCCGGCTCTTATTACAGTCGATATGGTCCAGGTGGGGGTGCAGGTTTTGGCAACCATGGTAGTGGTCAACCTGCACCTCGAGGTAAGGCTATTCCAGCGGGTGCTCAAGGTGGCACATTTGGTCATTCTCAAGGCAAACGTAATGGTGGTTTTGGTGGTGGTGGTGGAAATGCCGCAATCCAAGGTGGTGGTGGTGCTGGGTACGGGGGTGGTGGTTGCAATGATTATGATGAAGCACCTGGTGCATTTGGTGGCACCAGTCGAAGTAATGGAAATAATATAGCTTTTGGGAACACGAACACTGGTGGTCCTATGGGAAACATCGTAATTCAAAAATTATAAATTCTTACAGTAAAGTATATGCTCGCCCAAGTATTAGAAGATATGTTGCCGGGTGAACCCTATACATCATCCGATGGTACATGGAAAACGGTTATTTTTGAAAACGTGCCAAAACCAGAAGATTCAACGTATGAATATATACTCTATAAACTCACGAACACCGAGGCTGTCAAGAAATTTCGTGAGGAGCGAAATACTCTCTTAGACCAGAGCGATAGGTACATGCTCGACGACTTTCCCCAAAATGATGAAGGAAAGAAACAAATATGGATGGACTATCGTCAACTCCTCAGGAACCTCCCCACGACAGCTCGACCCACACTACGTGAAGATGGTACACTCGAGAACATTGAGTGGCCCACACCTCCTAATTGATTTTTTTACATTTCTTCCAAATTGTATCCCAATTTGTAAGTATCGTATCATCATAAGTTAAAAATAAATATAGAGAAACAATAGATGACGAATAACACAATATTTACAGGGAATGTGGGTATTGGAACGAATAACCCAGTGGCATCACTTCACATTAATGATACTTCCTCTATATGTGTTCCAAGTGGTACGACAGCTCAGAGACCGACTGGAGTGGTAGGTAGTATTCGTTATAATAGTGAAACTTATAGGTATGAAGGGTTTGGTGAGGGGTCGTGGATCAATTTGACTGACGCGAATCCACCCTGGTCAATTTTGATGCGAACAGGGGGGACGAAATTAGCGTATGGAAATGCAGTGAACCCAAGTCAGTTAGTTTACGGTAACCCTGGTATTGGTGGTTTTACATCAGTTACAGCCGATAGTACAGGTGCGAGTGGGAGAACAAACTTGGGGGATGCTATGGGTTTATATGACGCATTCTTTAATAAAACTAATATAACCAAAATAGCACTGGTAAGTGGTGATGGGAACCTGACTGATCCAACCTCACACACCCATCATCTTGTATACGATTTAGTCAATACTGGGACTGACTTCGAATCAATCTATACCATACTTAAAAGACTTGACTTGGCGAATCAGACGACCCAAAGTGCTGGCACCGACAGTGTATGGTCCTCTTTCTCTGCCGCATCGGCTAATAATTTTACAACGACTCATTCGGGAACAGTGTCGGCCACATCAGGTACTATGAAAACTAACAGGGCAGGGTCACCGAATCCAGATAAGTTTTGCATCTGGGGTATTAACCTAGCTAGCGACAACGATTGCCAAACTTTATGTGCATATTCAGGACTTCTTACCGACGCCGCAGCCATCAAGGCTGACGGATGGCGGAATCAGACCCCCACAGAAACATTTTGGAGTTATTGGGGTAGTGATTTTAATATAGCTAGGAACACACGAACGATTCGTAATACGAACACGAGTACCTTACCCGGTATTCCCAACAATACAATTTCGGGTGGGTACACTGGTACGGTATACATGTTAGGATTCGGGTGATAAAATATCGTTGTAAAGTATATGCTCGCCCAAGTATTAGAAGAACTGTTTCCTGGTGAACCCTATACCTCATCCGATGGTACTTTGAAAAATGTTGTTTTCGAGAATAAAAATATAGTAAAACCCAAAGATGGCATCTATGAACAGACAGTCCATAAACTCAAGAACGTTGAGGCTGTCAAGAAGTTTCGCGAGGTAAGAAACACTCTCCTCACCCAGAGTGATAAGTGTACAATACAAGATTACCCTCATCCTCTCGAACGGGATTTTGATAATTGGAAGGTATACCGACAGCTTCTCAGGGACCTCCCCACGACAGCTCGACCCACACTACGTAAAGATGGTACACTCGAGAACGTTGAGTGGCCAAAACTTCCTTTACCGTTCCAAATATATAATCCCAATTTGTAAGTCTCGTATCTAACCTTTCAGGAATCTCACAGACCAATCGAACGCTGTCCACATATTGGCCTACGTTGGGTGTACCTACCATTGTGGCTAAGTACGTATTTGATCGTGTGTCCAATAAGGTGGGAACGCCACGGCTTGTCGCTTTTTTAATTGAATCGTGCACCCCTGTTCGGGTGTTGTTCGTTTCAATATTTTCGTTGAATACCTGTCCCATGAAACAGCAGGACATCTTTCGACTATTACAAACAGTGGAACTAGTGCGGGTAGTGGGGCGTTCGGTTATTAAACCTATGATGAAGCATCCCGAGAATACTTCTCTTTCAAATAGTCTCGAGCATTATGACGCTCATCATGATTTTTGAAAGAGTACTGAAGATGATCAACAAAATGTGTTTGATACCATAATAAAATTTGTATGTTATACTAATAGGTAAAACGATGACTAATAATACCAAATTTCCAGGAAGTGTTGACATCGTGGGTAATTTGGACGTATCAGGTGATTTAGGTTCTAGTCTGGTAAACTTAATATACCCAGTAGGTGCGGTGTACATTTCCGTAAGCTCCACGAATCCAGAGAGCATTTGGACTGGAACCTCGTGGTCAGCGTTCGGTGCTGGTAGAACTTTAGTAGGTATAAATAGTGGTGATTCTGATTTTGATGTATCTGAAGAAACGGGTGGTGCGAAGACACATACGCTAACTACCGCTCAATTACCATCACATAACCACGCTCAGCCTAATCACACCCACGCTCAGCCTAATCACACCCACGCTCAACCTAATCACACCCACAGTATTCCGTGGTCGTATGGGGGTGGTTCATCAATTCAGGTAATTGCTGGATATGGGAATCACCAAGGGAACAACACCACAGGTGCTTCAGGGACTGCTCAAACAGGTGCTTCAGGGACTGCTCAAACAGGGGGTTCAGGGACTGCCGCAACATCCGCTACAGGTAGTGGTAGCGCACACACCATTGTACAACCTTACATAGTTACGTATATGTTTAAAAGGACTGCGTAGATAATTATAGCTTTAAAAATAGTATATAGTAATTATAAATGGTGGCTGACGATAGTAAAATACAAACTATATGGCAAATATGTAAGGAAATGAACCCCTCTCCAAGGTTCTTTAATTACGATGGAACTTGGGAATCCTTCACAATACCAGAGGGTTTTGAGAAGCCTAGTAAGGAGGTCTTCGAGGTGAGGTATAAAGAACTTTACGCCCTTGAGCCCAGTAGAAGACTTAGAGAGACTAGAGATAATCTTATAACACTAACGGATTGGGTCTTAATGCCAGATGTAACAATGAGCGAGGAGAAACTCGAAGAATGGAAGACGTACCGCAAAGCCCTTCGGGACCTTCCCTCTATAACGACACCAACCCTATGTGAAGATGGTATACGACTATTGAATGTCACATGGCCCACAAAACCTCAATAAATGGTTACCAATTGTACTACATGATGGACAAGATGAGTTTTGCGAAATATAAGTAATTAAATTTGTATGTTATACTAATAGGTAAAACAATGACTAATAATACCAAATTTCCAGATAAATTCGGAAAATCCAAGTAAATGGTGTGTAAATGATTTAAAAATTCCAGTATTCAAAAATCACTTACTTATATTTCCATCTAATTTGCATCATATGGTGCCAGAACGCCCATCTACACTAAATGGTACACGTATAAGTTTATCTTTTAACACATGGTTTAAAGGTGAAATAGGCGACACAAAAGATTTAACTTATTTGAAATGTTAGATTGTCCCAGTCGAGAATCGACTGTCCATTTCAAAAAAAAAAACTTCTTACAAATTGTACCCCAGTTTGTAAGTCTTCCCAGCTTAAAAATAAAGTCTCACTATATTATAAAATGTCTGGTGGTATTGCCCAACTCGTTGCTGTCGGTGCCCAGGATGTGCACCTTGTCGGTAAGCCCGAAGTAAGCTTTTTCAGGTCGACCTACAAGCGTCACACAAACTTTTCCCAAACTGTCGAACGTCAGGTCATCCAGGGCAACGTCTCCAACAACGGTATGTCCACCGTCCGCTTCGAGCGCAAGGGTGACATGCTCAACTATGTGTATCTCGTCCCTAACAGTGGCACCTCTTCCACGGCTGTCGCTGACTGGACGACTAGAATTTCCAAGGTAGAACTCTTAATCGGAGGTCAAGTTATTGATGAACAGGATTCTACCTACTCTACATTCATCGCTCCTCGACTAGCCGCGACCTCCTACTCCAAGTGTTCTGCTGGTGATCTCTACGGTGGCTCAAACAACGAGAACTTCTACCCTCTTCGTTTCGCTTTCTGTGAGAACTGGCAGACTGCACTCCCACTCATATCTCTTCAATATCATGATGTCGAGATTCGCATCACTTGGGGTGCCTCAGCGGCCTCTCATAAGTGGGATGTCTACGCCAATTACGCGTACCTTGACACTGAGGAGCGTGAGGTGTTCGCTTCCCAGCCCCAAAACATGCTCATCACCCAGGTGCAGAAGGCGGTTGCCTCTAATTCCAAGATCCAGGAGCTCAACTTCAACCACCCCGTGAAATATTTGGCTTCTGGAGACGCAGCCGATCTTGCGATCCTTAACGCTGATAACAAGCTTAAGCTCCAAATCAATGGTACAGATGTTTCTGACTTCAAGTTTGCTCACCCTAACTTCAGTACTGTACCCCTCTTCTATCACACCTACTATGGTGGTGGTTATCAGATGAATTACCCCAAGTATCTTTTCACGATGCCTTTCTGTCTCGACACTGGTAAACTCCAGCCCACTGGTACTTTGAACTTCAGTCGTCTTGATTCGGCTCGTATTGTCAATGATACCCGGGATGTTGGTAAAGATATTTATGCCGTAAACTACAATGTGCTTCGCATTGAAAACGGTATGGGTGGTCTCCTCTACTCGAACTAAATCTTCTCCGCATTTATTAAAAGATGTTCTGGACAGTAATATTTCTCCTTGCCATCGTTTTTGTATTGACGTACGATCCTAACTCCAGGACACTCGAAAAGTTTGTTGGTCAGCCCACGCAACCAACAAGCAAATCATGTGAAAATACGCATTACGAAGCCGTTCAATTTGCCCAGAGCCCGTACGAATGCCCCACCGTTGGTAAAACCCAAATGGGTGTCGTGATGTAGAAAGCTTAAAAAGAAAATGACCTTTCATTTTATAAATGGTTCCCGTAAACAAAGACACTGTATTCATTGTCGCAGCGATTGTTTGCGCAATTGGTATAATTTTCCTGTTTAAAGAGTT